CGGAAAATCCATTGCCTGGCGTAGTGATTGAATTGAATTCGGCCACAGGCCTGGTGGGCTTTCCGGAACAGACAGAACTTGGCATTCAGGCTAAGTGCCTGTTGAACCCTAAGATCAAGCCTTATGTGCAGGTTAAGATCAACAATCAGGATGTGCAACAGGTGCAACTCAATTTGAATTACCGAGTTTCGCCGGACCAAGTCATATTGCCCTCAATCGCAGACGATGGGCTTTACCGCGTTTTGTCCGTGGAGCATTCAGGCGACACGCGCGGCACAGAGTGGTATTCCGACCTAATCTGTATGGCGTTGGGGCAGGCCGCTAGCCGAGGGCTGGTCGCTAGGGGATACGCTGGCTGATGGATACGCGCGAGCGCACCGCTGACCCGTTAGAAGCACTACGCATTGCGCTGGACGCGCGACAGGCCAAGATGTGGACCGCGCTACCCGGTTACATCACTAAGTACGACGCCACTAAGCAGACCGCTGAAGTGCAAGCCACGGTGCAGGCGCGCCAGAGCTATGTTGATGATGACAACATAATCAAGACTAAGTACATCAATTTGCCATTGTGCCTGGATGTGCCGGTGTTCTTCCCGAGTGGCGGTGGCGTCACAATGACGTTTCCGATTAAGGCGGCGGACGAATGCCTGCTGGTGTTTTCCAGCCGGGGTATTGACTTTTGGTGGCAGAACACTGGCGTACAGCCGCCGGCCGAATGCCGCATGCATGATCTGAGTGACGCTTTTGCGTTTGTTGGGTTTTCCTCCAAGCCAAACGTGATCACAAACATTTCAACCACCACGGTTCAAATTCGCAGTGACGACCAATCGACCTACTGGGAGCTGGACCCAACCAATCAGAAAATCAACATGGTGGCGCCCCAAGGTTTGACCATCAAGGGTGACGTCACCATCAACAATGGTCACTTGGCTGTTAACAATGGCGACATCACCGCGCCTAACAATGACATTAAAGCCAAGACCATCAGCCTGCTGAACCACGTGCATAGTGGCGTGCAGCCGGGCACCGGCAATTCGGGTGCGCCTGTGCCATGAGGTACCGCGCGCTGGACGTCAATGGAGACATGACCTTTGGGCAAGGGTCACGCAACTTTTATCAGGACATCCCAGCCGCCGTAGCGCAGGCCGTGTACACGCGGCTGAGGCTGATGACCAACGAATGGTGGCTGGACCTCAGGGAAGGCACGCCCTACGCCGAGCAGATATTAACGGCTGGTGGCCGGCTGTTGGCGGATCAAGCGTTAAAGTCGCGCATCTTGAATACGCAAGGTGTCACTGAACTGCTGGACTATGTGAGTTTCATAGACAATAATCGTCATATGACGGTTAGTGGTAACCTGCACACGTTGTACGGTGAGGCTAACTTTATCATGCCGTTGGTGGCGCAAGTGCCGCCGATGCCGCGTCCGGTTGACCCGCCACCCCGCCTGCCAGCGCGGCCAGCTGGACCTGCGCTTGGTGGTGGCGTCACATGGAATTTGATGCTGAATGAAGCTGGAACGGCGGCTGACACAACAACAAGTATCAGTGGCGCTATGCCGCGTCTAGATTTCAGTAAGAACTACAACAGTCAGTATCTCGTTGTGGGGGTGCCTTAAAAATGCCAGGCCCATACCCACTGCCGACTTTGGCGGCGCAAATCAGCGCCACCGGCATCAGCGCGCCCAGTTACCCTGATATATTGGCGTCGCTACAAGCTATTTATCAAGGCATTTATGGCGCCGACGCTTACTTAGAACCTGACAGCCAGGACGGTCAATTGTTGTCGGCGTTTGCGGCCGTCATCAATGATTGCAACAATTCCGCCATTGCCACTTACAACAGCTTCAGTCCGGCCACGGCGCAAGGCGTCGGGCTGTCGAACGTCGTAAAGATCAATGGTATTCGGCGCGAGGTAGCGTCCAACTCTAGCGCGGACGTTTTAATTGTCGGTCAACCTTACACTATCATCAACAATGGGGTTGTGGGTGACGAACAAGGCAATCAATGGCTATTGCCAGCTGCTATTGAGATTACGCCTGCCGGCTCTATCACAGTGACGGCGGTTTGTACGGCCCTGGGCGCCATAACCGCTGCGGCCGGCACCATCAATCAGATTATTACGCCCACGTTGGGTTGGCAGTCAGTGACTAATCCGGCGGACGCTACAGTGGGTGCGCCAATTGAGGACGATGCTACGTTGCGGCAACGGCAGTCGGCGTCCACTGCCTTGGCGGCGCAAACGCCGCTGGAAAGCATTGTGGCGGCCGTACGCAACCTGCCTGGCGTACAAGAGGTTGCGGCGTACGAAAACGACACTAGCACCACTGACGCCAACGGTATTCCGCCACATTCGATCAGCCTGGTTGTGAAGGGCGGCGACGATGTTCAGATTGCCACGGCCATTGCCGACAAAAAGAACCCTGGCACCGGTACCTATGGTACTACCACGGAAACCATCATTGATCAGAATGGCGTGCCAAACACCATTCACTTCTTCCGTCCGACGGAAAAGCGTGTAATTGCCACGGTGAATATTACGGCGCTGCCTGGCTTTGTTTCCACCACCGAAGCCGCCATTGCGCAGGCCATGAGCGACTGGGTGGCGGCCATGCCGATTGGCGACCCTTCCGGCGTAGCGTACAACGACCTGATTGCCGCCGCCAAGTTGCCGCCGCCGCTGGGTCCAACCTACAAGATTGAATATGGCGCGTTGCAGATTGCTTATTTTGGCGGCACGTTGGGCACCGCCGACTTGCCATTGGCCTTTAATGAGGAGGCCAACCTAGCCACAACTGATATCACCATCACTGCGTCATGAGCGCTGATCTCACGCCATGGCTGAACCTGATCACTTCCGAGCATAATCAGAAGCCGAACTTCATTGCCTCACTGAGTGCTATTCTGCAGCCCATTGCGGACGAAATTGCCACTCAGTGTCAGATGAGCGGCGATGCGTTCAATGTTGACACGGCGGTTGGCGCACAACTTGACATCATTGGTCTGTGGGTTGGCGTTTCACGCAACATTGAGGAGCCTCTGACTGGTGTTTACTTTAGCTTTGATATCACCGGTGTGGGCTACGATCAAGGCGTTTGGAAAGGACCATTTGACCCCAGCACTGGGCTGGTGGTTTTGCCGGACGATGCTTACCGCACCTTGATTTACGCAACCATCGCCGCCAATCAATGGGACGGCACCATTCCCGGCGCTTACGCCGCTTGGGCGCAGGCGTTCCCAGCGGATAAACAGGTGCCCATATTGATTCAAGACAATGGCGACATGAGCATGGACATTGTGCTCACACAGCCGAACCCGGACGCGGTCACCTTAGCATTGTTCACTGAAGGCTACATCAAGTTGAAGCCAGCCGGCGTAAGACTGAACGCCATGGTGCCGAGTGTGAGCGGTGCGCCAGTGTTCGGTTTCGACATCGTCAATACGTCCATTGCCGGGTTCGACACTGGCGTTTGGGCAAAAGTTCTGGGAGTTAGCTAAGATGACGGACCCACAAACGGCCGATACGCCCAGGGCTTTGACGGGTCCTGAGCTGCTGACAATCCAGAATGACTTTCTGGCGTTCGCGATGGCGAGTGGCGCCAACGTGCAAGATCAGCCTGGTTATGCGGCGTCGGCCGCTGTAACCAATGGCTTCATCAGTGGCATTGCTCAATCGGCTCCGATCAATAAGGCGCTGCGCCAAGGCACAATTGGCACGGCTGCTCTTGCTGCCTACATTGTCAACATGTTGGGCATCCCCGTACTTGACGATGGCAATTTGACGGAATTTGTCACCAATTTCACCAATGCGCTGGGCGGCGGTAAATTGCGTGTCAGACTTCAGGCTAACACCAATCTTTACGTTAATGCTTCAACGGGCAGCGACACCACCGGCAATGGCAGTGCTAGCGCGCCATGGCAGACGTTGCAGCATGCTTACAATCAGATTCAAGACAACTGGGACATGAATGGCTATTCGCTAACGGTGAATTGCACCGGAGCGTTCACAGCCGGCCTCCTTGCGGATGGGCTTTGCGTCGGACAAACTGGTCCCCGCTCCTTGATTTTTAACGGTGTTAGTGGAGCCTCCGTTACGGTGGGTGCTGCTCAATACGGATGTTTCGAAGCCGCCGACAATGGTCAAATTCTAATTCAAAACTTTGTGTTGTCGAATACAAACGCGGCTGCGTATTGCGTCCGGGCCGCTGGTGGTTATCTGGTGGTTGGCGCAGGTATTACTTTTGCCGCGTCGGCGGGCGTCCATGTCCAAGCTATCGGCTTTGGGCTCATTTGGTTCGATCAGAATTTCACAATCACCGGTGGCGCACAGGTGTTTTTTAGCGTCACAATTAACGGTGTGATTTCGATGTCGCCTGGTGGGAACATCATCACATGCACCATTTCAGGAACGCCAAACTTCAGCAATGCCTTTGTGGTTTGTGATACCAACTCGACGTGGTCCGGCGTCTATACACTTATGGTGTTCTCAGGTGCGGCGACAGGCGTTCGTTATAAGGCGCTCAATAACGGTGTGATCTGGACGAACGGCGCCAGCACAACCTACTTCCCCGGCAATGCGGCGGGAACGACCACCGCTGGCGGTCAATATGTTTGATGAGGTTCTCGGTCACTTGCCTGCTCTCCCCCGAACGGAGTGGTCGAGGGCCGAAGGCCAGGGGATAGGCATAGGCCCCCTTATTCTCTGGCCTGAGTTGTTCTTGGCCGTTATAGAGCTGCCTGCTCCTGCGGCCCAGGACCGAGGGTTGGGAGGTCTTGTTCCAGGGCAAGGCCTCCCAACCTGAGCCGCTAGGGGCTTGCAGGAATCCCCAGAAATCTTTCCGGGTAGGAGGGCCCATCGAACTCTCGCCACAGGCCTAGACCAACGAAAAAACCGCCTTTTCGACCGCTTGTCCCGCCCTACCCTTGGTTCGGCGGGATTTTTTGTGCCTTATAGCTCAGTTTTTGCATGTATTGGGGGTGGGGAAAGTGGTTGCCAATGAGTAGGTGCGTCTTCACCCATCCAACCTTCGCCGCTGTAGGAGCGCCAGACAATCTCGCCGCCATGCTTTAGATGTTCAGCTTTCAAGCATTCGTAGCTGTTTGGTTCCCAGCCTTCGCCAATCCAAGTTGCAAGAATGACTGTGCCATCCTCCGGCGCTTCACTGATCGGCCGCCATGTATTCTCGCCGCCCAGCTTGCCTTCCAGGGCGCGGTCAGGAACCCCAGCAGTTATCGCGCCGGAATAGCCGCCTTCTATGCGCTCGATGCGCGCAATCGCCATGTCACGGTCGCGTTCGGCGTAATCACGTGTCGCGCCAGAAAGGCGGCTGAAATCCTGCTCCGCCAGACGGACCTTCTCGCGTCTCAGGTGCGCGATAGTCCCCGAAGGATCAGACCATGAGTGCTCGACGGCAATCGGGTTGAGATCGCCGCTGCGAAGTCCGGGAAGGGTTTTGTCGTGAGGCAGCTCCTCGGAAAGCTCAATGAGGGCGTGTGCAAAATTCTCGGCGTCGTCGCGTCGAGCAAACCTGATTGCCCATTGGACCGAGTTGAACCATTCAAAGTGGCCTCGACCGCCCCGTGTACCGGCGAACCCAAGGAACAGCCCGGCAACGCAGCCTGGGTTCTTTGGGTCCTGCATTTCGACAAGCCATGCTACCTCGTCAGCCATCTTCTAAAGTCTCCTTGGGCTTGCCTTCCAGGGCGTCGGCGAGTTCGTTGATTATCTCGGTGCTAATGATCGGAGCGGCAGGCCACTTCCTCGCCCTCGCGATCAGCGCCGCGTGCTCGCCGGGGGCGGGAGGGTGATCTAACTGCGTATAAGCCCAGGCCTGAACCTCGACCATCCACGCCCGAATGATGCGTCTCGCCCCCTGAACGTGGTAGTCTCCGTCGGCTGGCAACTCATTATGCGCTGTCTGCAAGGCGTTATAGAGCCGCTGAAACTCGCCGGGTTCCTCCCCCCGCGCGGTGGAGAGGGAGGCGATTACGTCACGCTTTCGGTCAGCGGCCTCAGCCATCACACGAGCAGCGCCCAGGCTTCCCTCACCGGTCAATAGCCGGCTCGCCGAGCGAAGTTCTTGCTCCGCGTCTTTCAGCGCCTCCACAGCTTCATCGTGTTTGGTCATGGGGCTCCTCCTCGTCTGGATTTTCCATCGGCTCAACTGGCTTTCCACCCCAGCCGGTCTTTCGCACGAAGAACTCAAGGTGCCAGTTGCCCTCAGTCTCGGCCACGTCGAAGCCGAAGCCCCAGCCCTCTTTGTCCTGGCGTGGAGCGACGAACTGCTTGAGCGTAGCTTCTTCGCCGCCGGGGAGCGTGATCGTCAGGCCCCACGGCATGGCGTTCCAGACCGCTTCCATCGCAGCCTTTGTGCGAAGGTCCACCACGGACTCGGTGCGCTTGAAGATGCGCTCATGCTCTTTGGTCATGGGGCTTCCTTGAGGGCTTTGGCGATCTCATCGAACAATACCCCTGCCCAGTAGTCGCCTTCTTGCTGCGTTCCCGTACTGTCGGAAACGCCGTTGTCATAGCCCTTGCTATAGTTTTGGATGTCGAGCGCACGGGTTAGGAGTTCCCTAAGCCGCGCGTTGTCGGCTTCGAGGGTGGCGATGCGTTCTCTGTCACGCGCATGAGCCTCGTCGGCTTGGTCAATCAAGTTGCTCATTCCGTCCCCATCGCTTTGCGGGCCAAGAGATTAAGTTGATCATTCGCTGTGGCTAAGGCAAGGCAACGTCGCTCATCCCCATTCCAACAGGTGTATTGACCCGTTGTCGTTGTGGCGAAGGCATGCGGGTCAATCTTTTTCGCCAACGCCTCCTTGGCCTCCGGATCAGCGATGTAGGTGAGAACGTTCATTGCAGGTCTGAATAGCTCGTGCTCCCAATGCCGAGCCACAAGCTCTCTTAGGGCGGTGAGTGAATCGCTAGCCATCATTCAATAACCTTGTACGGCTTGCGGCCGCCGCCACGACTGACAGCGCCGCCCTTGCGGCCGGCTTCGCGCGCCAGCTCGTGATCCTGCGCGAAGCTGCGCTTGTCCGCTGGCACGGCTGCGCCGCCCTTAGCCGCAATCTTGCGTCGCCGTTCCGGGTCCATGGTGGCGAAGCCTCTGGGCAATGGTGGTCTGATCGTCATTCTTTTTCTCTCCTCACTTTTGAAATTGCAGCTTACCGTGCAACAGTTGAGTTTCTAGTGCCAAGGCGGCTAGAGCGTTCAGCAATTCGCTCACAGCGCCAAATTTGGCAGTTGTCGCCCATTCGCGATTAATTATGGCGTCCACACGCGCGGAAAGCACGGCCAAGTCCTGCGCCTTGCGCCGCAATTCCAGCGGCACACTGACACGTTCAGCAATCATAGCGACTTCATCCTTTTCCAATTGGCTAGGTCAACGCGACCAGCTTTGTTAATTCGACGCAGCATCAAGCTGGCGTCGTAGATTTGATGCGGCGGGTGCGGCAGGTACCAAAACTCACCTGGCCGGGTTTCAATAAACACTGTGCCATGGTCAATGCCGGCGCGGCGGAAGGCGTAGCGGCCGTCAGGCCCTACTAGTGGCAACGGCGGCGATGTGGGTGCGTCATGCAGGTCCATTAGCGTTGCATTAAGCGCCATTTTCAAGCCGCGCCAAAAGCGGCTAAAGCGGCCGGCACGGTCGCGCTGGTTGGCGTGGCGCCAAGCTTCAACGTCACGTTTCAATAATGCACTAGGTATCATTGCCCGGTGCTCCAGGCCCGTTGAAATCGTCGTAGGTGGCCTCCATCTCCGCCGCCCAGGCGCAAGCCGCCGCGTAGCACAGAGCCAATGGTTGCGGGCTGTCGGGTCCCATTTCAGTTTCGAGCCAGGATTGCACTCGATCCCCTGGTACCACCTCCCAATAGGCCGCTGCCATCATCAAGTGATACACCATCAAGCGTGCTGCGCCGGCCGCATTGACCTGCGGTGTGTCAACTGTGAACAGTTCATCACGATCAGGCATCGCCCCACCCTGACTCTTCAATCTGAAGCTCAGTGGCCAGTTGCAACTCACTCACCCAAATGTGCTCGTAAGGCCCCTTCTTATCAAACTGAACAGTCACTTTGCGGGGTTGTATGCCTGCGATTATCACCTTGCCAACGCGGCAAAGTGGCAACGGTAGACCACTTGGATAGCTCACCAAGTCACCAATCTTGAGGCTGAAGCCGCGCTTAGGGCGCTCACCGCCCAACGGCCAATTGGCGTGATAATGCTTGCCTTGCAGGTGCGCAATACGACTCATGACAGCCGGTGCGGAGCGGCCAGGAAACTTATTGATCAGCTTGACCAATTCGCGCGCCAAGCGGTTGTCGTCCTGGTCCGTCCACGGCTTCCCACTACTGAAAGGCGGCACACTCACGTTGTCGGCTCCCCCGGCGGCACATACTGCATGAAATTGGCGGTGGCGCAGCCTAGTTCGAAGCAAGCCTCTGGGCCTTCCATATTTGCTTCCTTCAACAGCAACGGTAGGCCAGTGTTGATTGACCCTATCACTTCAGCGCGTGTGGCAGCACGACCCTGGCAAAACCATTCCACGCCGTACGGCACTGGGTCGCCAATGTCGAACAAAATGCCGCCGCCTGGCGGTTTGTAGGGCTTGTAGTTCCGACTGGCCCAGAGCATCACCACGCCAGGGTTGCGGGTGATGGCAATGCCGGCCACGGTGGCTTCAGGCGGCAAGCCGCGTTCGTCCCGCACCCGCTTTGGCATTGTCAAGAACGGGCAAGCCTGCGCGGCCCATTCGGCACATACCGCGTGACACGGCGGCTCTGCCGAGTTGCGGTTAATGCCGCACATTGGTCCGGCCACAAAGGTGGCCTCCTCCGTCGTCATGCGCAGACCGCAGACCCAACAGCGGCGTTCCCGAATTGCCAACTTCAAGCGATCATGGTCCATGATGCGGAAGTCAAAGTCACCGTCCTTGAGCGGCGCAGCCCGGTCCACAAACCATGGCACAGGGTAACCTTTTGAGCTCAAGGGTAGCCGCTTGATACCAAACGGCATGTTGGCCGTGTCATACGGCGGCCGCAATATGTTGGTGGTTGTTTGTGTCATGATGGTCCCACTACGAAGGTTTGCTTGTGTTCAACAACGCCCAGGGCCGGGTCGCCGCGTAGGTGCCGCGCGATTTTCTTGCGCCATATTGCCTCGCCGTTCATCAATATGGCCTCCCAGCCTTCAGCTTTGGGTTGGAAATCCAGGTGGCGGTAATGCTCACTAACTTCATGCAGCTTGTGGCGCACAGCTGCGCGGTTGGAGATGGCGCGTTGCGCCCATTTGACGACCTTGCGGATTTTGCGCGGCACGCGTAGCACCAACCGATCAGTCTGCAGCCGTGGCCGCGTAACGCCGCCCAGTAGTACGCGTCCGGCTGGACGCGGCAGCGTTTCAACCACCGACACTGTTGAGAACATGGCCAGTGTGGCCACCACCAGGCGCGTCCAGCCCTGCATTTCTTGCAGCATGACCAATTCGCCTTCTGGCCCTAGGCGACTGTGGATTGATGGATGAACAGTGGCGATGGCGCGACCCTTCAGTGGCGTAACGTCACTTGGCCCTAGGGTTTGGTAACCCCAGATCAGGTGCGTATCGTTGTCGTGGCGGTAAGGCGTTCCCGTCAAGGCAACATGATAACTGATCGGCCAACAGATCACCTTACCGCGAAAGTCGCCCTTTTCATCTTCAAATCCATCCTCGATGCACCAGGTACGGAATATGTTATCGACAAATTCAATCAACGCACCCGTGCGAGCTTGCGGCGGATGGTGTTCACGCGGCATGACCAGAGTGCCCAATTTGGCGCGCTCCTCAAGAAACACTTCACTCGGCCATTCAATCCAAACCACTGGCGCGGGCGGCTCAATTGCGTCCAATTGTTGCAGCACGGTGCGCGGTTGCGCCGTGCTGAGTTGAACGGCTAGGCGCGTGGCGGCTTCGTCCATGACGTAGCGCTTAGCGCTGATCATCAGTTGCCGCTGGACTGGGCTTTCGTATTCCCTGTTGTTAGCTCGAAACCAATCGTACTCATTTGCCGGGTCGCGGTAGCGCTCAGCCAGACTTTCATCCGTGAAGCGGAAGGTCTTAGCCATGGTCGGTCACCCAGGCTTGTGTTGGCAGCTCTTTGCTGTTATAAACAATAATGTAAATCCGGCCATCATCGTCATTGCGCGACGCAACCAATGTGCGTCGTTCCGAATCATCAAAAGCGGTTGTCCACACAAATAGCTCTGATAACCGTTCACGTAGTGGCGGTTTGCATTCAGTCCAATTTGTCTTGAACAGGGAACCAGGAGTGACTGCCTTAGCCATGGTCGGCCTCCTCCTTCTCCAATGGCAGGTACATGCGGTACAAGGCGCGCAGCAGCGCGGCGCACATTGCCAGGGGCGCGGTCGCCGCTTCACCTGACGCTACGTCTACCTGGTTACGGTTGAAATTTGCCTTGGCTTGGGTAGTTGTGACGTAAAGCCCAAACTCCAAGCCGGGCAGTTTGGACTTCATCAGGGCCAGCGCGGCGTCGAAAGAGCGCGTGACCGGCGCAACCTTGAAGCGCCGACCTTCGGAGCCCAGAAAGTGCTCGCCATCCCTGCTCCAAAATTGCCAGTGGTCGTGCAGCCCGAAGTCGTTGCTGGGCGGGTAAGGCCGCACAATGGCGTTGTTGATGTAGGCGGTGATCTCAGCGTCGAGGGCTTCAGAGCCCTCCGTCGCCGCTTGCAGCTTGTCGATCAATTCGTTGAGTTGCATGTCAACCAACGTAGATCAGTTGCACTTGCGCGCGGGTGATGGCAACATAGGCCAAATTGTCCTCTTGCTGCCGTTGCCAATCTTGGCGCGCCGCGCGGCTGGGGCAGCGCTGGGCGTGCTCCCACAAAATCACGCGCGGCCATTCGCGACCCTTACTGCGGTGATAGGTGGCCAGGATAGTCACGCCTGTTGCTGAGTCAGCAAACAGGTTGTCGATGAAAGCCACCATGTCGCTCACCTGAGTGCCGCCCTTGGCCATGCAAGCGCCGGCAATCTCGCGCAGGGTTTCGCACTTGTCCTGGACTTCTTCCATCTTGGCCTCATTGCCCTTGGCCATGGCCTTTTGAACTTCGCGCTCCTGGTAGGTTTCCAACCGGCCCATAAAAGCGTCAATGGTGCGGACTTTCCAGCGCTGAACCAGGGCGGTGAGGCCTTCGCCAATGGCGCGACCTTCCACCTTGCAGGGCTTGCCGGCGCGGATCAGCTTGTAAGCCGCGCTGATCAGTGGGGCGGTGTTCCGGCAAAGCACAGCGTCCGTTGGCCCCAGGCTGGTCATCAACTCGTCAATCGTTTCCCGGTCTGTGACGCGCGTCACGGAGCCTTCGGCCGCGTTGGGGGCAGCTTCGATGTCCGACACGTAGCGCTGGGCTTCCGTCACAACGGCGCGCGGGCAGCGCCAGGTGACGCTCAGGGGCAGTTCGGCCGCCTTGAGCAGTTCGATCTGGTTCGGCAGCGCGGCGGCGTCGGCGCCAGTGAAGCCGTAGATTGACTGGCGATCATCGCCCACCACCACCATGCGGCCAGTGTTGGGCCTCAGAAACTTGCGGATCAGAGCTTGCCGCGCCTGCGACAGGTCCTGCGCCTCATCAACAAAGATCAGGTCCTTGGTGAACTTCACCCGCAGGTTCTTGACCAGTGGGAACAGGATCATGTCGTCAAAGTCGACAACGTCGGTTTGGTTGAGGCTGAGGCGGTAAATCCGCTGGGCGGCTTCCACAACCAGGTCAGCTTCGGTTGTGTCGTCCAGGCCGTTGACGTCAAAGTGGTCAGCTAGCGCATGCCACGCCGGCACGTTGCCAATCGCCTTGTCGGGGAAGAAGCCAAAACCGGCTTGCTTGGCGTAGGCAACCAGCTGGGTGATCTGCGGACCGTAGGCCTGGCAAATGTCGTTATTCTGGGCCTCAACCAGCTTGCGAACCTTCTTGTCATCAACCTGCGGCTTGAAGATGAATTTGAGCAGGCCGAAGCCCAGCGCGTGAGCGGTCTTGGCCTGCACAGCCTTCCAATCATGACCGGCCTGCGTCAGCTTGCCGCTCATCTCGACTTCAATGGCCTTGTTGTAGGCGCAGACCAGAATCTCAATGCGCGGGTTGCGCTGAATCTCTTGGGCGACGCCCAGCAGAATGGTGCTGGTCTTGCCGCAACCGGCGCGGGCAATCAGGGCCAGGTGACTGCTTGTGGTCGCCAGGGCGGTCAGAAAAGCTTGTTGTTGAACGGTGGGGGTCATCAGGCGTCCTCGTTGATGCGTGGGTCGGCGCAAGAGGATTATGCGCCACTTTTGAGAAAAAGAAAACAGAAAAGAACTGAATGATTTCAATTAGATGCCATCAGCCAGGCTTGTTCTTGGAAGGCCCCTTTCTTGCGGGCAATTGAATGATGTTAGTTTCCGCTTCATTGAGCTCTTCAAAAAAGTAACTTATTGGTACTTCCAGCTTAACAGCAATGCGATGAAGATTGATCGCTGAAATGCGGTTTATACCACATTCATATTTTTGGATTTGCTGAAACTGCACGCCATACGCTTCAGATAGATCATGTTGCTTTAAGTTCAGCAGCAGGCGGCGGTGGCGTATACGTTTGCCGATGAAGAGGTCGAGGTCCATTGTCAAACAATCCCAAAGTCGTGACCGAGGATGCGCAGGGTTGAACGCATCTTGCCCATCTGTGGGCGTCTAACATTTCCGGCGCGCCAAGACGCCAGCGTGTGTGGGTGCGGCCCGCAGCGCGCGTGAATCTCTTCATCACTCAGGCCGCTGTTTTTGATCAAACTGAGCACGTCGTCGCGCAGGTCCTCATAGAACTCCACGCGCGCTTGCTGGTCTAGGAACCGCTTGCGGTCCTTTATGTGGTTGGTGAGGATTGATTGCCATTCCTCGGCTGTACGGTTTGCATCACTCATTGAAATTTGCCTGCTCCTGTTTGAGGGTCTTACGCATGCGCTTCAAAGCACCATCAGCTTCCTTGGTCAGAGACTTCAACCCGGTAGGGTCAACGGTTAGCGCCAACAGTTTGGCAGTTTGAATGGCGCCCAGATAACCGGCCATGACGCGACGGTCCTTGATTTCACTGGCGCGGATTTCCAACGCGCGGATCAGGTGCCGAACAAACTCGGTGACGCTTGCACTGGCCACTGTGCCCGCCGTGGCGTAAGGCGTAGCGATGTCTGGGATGCTCAATTCGCGGCCTGGAATCATGGCGCTGGTGTTGGTTTCCGCCTCCACCGCCAGCATGGCGGCGCGTGCGCGTTCTTCTCGCAAGTGGCGCGCGGAACTCATGCCGCCTTGCGCCTCGGTTTGCGAGTTTCGCGGTACAAAACGATGCCGAGCGCGCGCCACAGTTCGATGTCGTGAGTGGCGGCGAAAATGCGCGTTTCCTTGGCCGCATCAAGGCCCAGCGCATTGAAGGCTTCGGTGATTTGTGCAATGGTGACTTTGCCTTTGTACTCCTTGGTGTGGGTAAGCATCTCAATAGCCTTAAGCTCAACAACGCTCACCGGCGCTAGGTTGGAATCAGCTGCCGCTTTCAGCATGATGTAAGCGCCATCCTCGCCATATTGGTTGACGAAGCCGGAAATGGTTTTGATAGCCTGGGTTTCACCGGGCAAGAATGGGCGGCCGGGTGGCACTTTTAGCAGCTTGATGCCTGCCAGTTTACATACGCGTTGAATGGCCAGCGCGTGCGGGTCTAGCGCCGCCAGCATAGCGTAGTACACCTGCATGCCGGTGACGTTGATGCGGTCGCGATTGTGGCCCACAAAGGCGTCCGCGCGTTGAGCGACGGACGGCGAATGCACAACCATGACGGGAATGGCCACAATCTCAGGGTGACTAGCGGCGGCCGTGGCTGTATGCTGGCCGTCGATGACTTCAAGACCGTCCGGCGTTTCCGCGCATATGGGCGGCTTGAAGCGTGTCCAGTCCCAACCGGCCACAATGCGTCGCAGCAGCTTGCCAGACCGTGAGCGTAGAGCAATGTCACGTTGGTAGGTTTCGTCAACCAACAATGTGCGAGGATTGACCATGCGCATCTCCGGTATGCGCTGGATGGAAATATCGGGCGGCTTTATGTCCGCCCAGCTAAGCGGCTGAATTTGTCGTTTGGTCATAAAACACCTTACGTTCAATGATGGCGCTTTGATCAAGCGGCGCGCCACATGACCTCACATAGCGGTTGGCGAAGTGCTTCCACGTGTCGAATGGGCCGACAAGATGCACGGCCACGCCACAATGGCGGCAGACAAAGCGACTGCCTCTCATGACACACATTTGAGTTTTTGAAACGCGCGGTGACACCGCAGGCAGCGGTATTGCGGCAGCACGTTGGTGAAGCCGAGTTCGGTGCGGTAGTCAAACTTGGCGTTGAGCGACAACAGCCCGCAATAGGTCTTCATGAAAGTGCCGCCTGGATTGCGTAGCAGGTGAATCCTTATCTTCATGCCACAACCTGCCAGTTGAAGCTCTCCCACCGGGCAACCGTTGGACAGCTGAATGAGCGGCTTTGGCTCGCCAAGCGCACGCGGCGACGTTCCGTGGCATCAGGAAATTTGCCTTCAACGCCACCGCCGTACGGGTAATCAGTGTAGCGTACATGCATCTTCAGCCAGTCCTCATAGCTGATGGGGAAGCAGCGGTCATACCGCAGCATGTCCACCGGGAACTCGCCCGCGCCCTCCACGGTGAACACGCGCATACCGGCCGCGAGAAATGCATATTCGCTCATTCTGCTGGTTCCCAAGCTGGCACCTGCTTGCTGACGCAGGTGAAATGATAAAGGGGAAATCCCCTAGGGTTGTTTAGGCGGATGTTGTTGCTCTCAAGGGTCAGCAACCTGTGACATTCTGCCAAGGTCGGTGGGTCCAGGTCCTCAAGGGTGCAAACCTCATTCGGTGTGCCGATGTAAGCACACGTCATCAGCGCATAAATGGTGATCATCATCGTTGTCTCGCTTCCCGCAGCTGCGCGAGCAGCCGCATTGCTTCATTGGGGATTGGGTGGTCGCTACCGGCTGGCTGGTCGGCGTCCGCGTGCCGGTCAAGATATTCCTCAATTGCGTCCAGCACTGTTGGCAGATCAGCGGCCGGTGGCCGGCGCACCTTGGCCAATGGTGCACTAGCCAGCTCCCAATCGCCACCCACATATTCATCCATCAGCAGGTGACCAATTTTGAGCAGCGCTTCCCGCAGCGTGAAGAACGCGCCAGCGTGCCACACGTCAACGTCGTCCGGATAGCCAGGGTCGCCGTTCGGCATTGTGTGCCGTCCGGGTAGCACGGTGGAGCCATAAACGTTCCACATGCCAGCCACGGACTCAATGTCGCCCTCATAGTCAAAATCAGGGCCATAGAGTTCGAAGCCGCCAAGCACCCAATGATGCGGTTCAACCGACTTCACATCTTGGCCCCAAGTGTGACCATATCTGGTCAATATCTCTGTTAGCGTCAGCGGTGGATCAGCGTCGGTCATTTGATTGCTTCCTCATCATGTCTGTCTGGCAGGCGCGGTCGTATTCCATCACGCCCAGCTGAGGGAAAGGGTCCATCTTCATTGGGCGGCCGTTTCCAGCGACGCAATGGCTTCGCCTAGGTCAATTTCATCCGGCACGTCCAACGCGTCCAGCCCTTCAAGATGGCTGATGGCGAACTCAAGCTCATTGATGGCTTCCTGAGATTGTTCGCCACGCTCAGAGCTTTGCAGGCTCTCCGGCATGTTGTCGTAGGTTTCCTGCTCTTCGTCGCGCACCTCTTCCAACTGTGCAATGATATCGTCCTTCACCTCTACGAGCTTGTCGTTGAACTCAGTGAAGACGGCCTCAAACTTGGCGTAAATGGTGGCCAGCTCGCCATTGTGCTTGTCGAGTTCGGCACTGATGCGGGTGATGACCTTGCGGCGTTCATTGTTCATTGGTTGGTTCCTCGGTTTGATGAGTTAGGGGTTAGAGGTAGATCACAGGCGGCAACTCTTCCCGCCGGTGTTCGGTTAGGCCGATGCGTTCAAGCTCCCAGGCTTCATAGATGGACACCTTGTTGCTGCGGCTCCAGTCCTCAACCTTGCCGTCAACGAAGGCGGCAATGTGATTGTTGACGTGAAGCAGTAGGTCAGGCATGTTAGCCCAGCGCTCCGGCTTCAGCATGGGGTCGGCCGTGGTCGGCACAGCCCTTTGCCCGAGTTCTAGGGCCAGCCGGCGGCCAGAATACCGCCGCCGTACCCGGTGCCCCAGGGCCCTGAGAGCCGCCTCTACGTTCGCTAGGGCGGTGCCAGCGCGGTTCGCTCGACCCACCGTGCTGAGCGCGCGGTGAGCCGTTGCGTAGCTGATGCCGAGCACCAGGGCCACCGCCTTGACGGTGCAGTCATTGTCTTCGCCCTGGATGCCCTTCATATCGTCGTAGCTCATGATTCAATCGCCTTGTGGGCCGCGCGGCGGTCAACCTGCTTGTCAAGGTTGACGGACTTGCCGGCTTCGCTGCCAGCTGAATGGGCCGACCAGTCAGTGCGGTCTTGCC